ATATGATAAAAATGTGAAACAAATTTGATAACGGTTAGCTATATGACAGAAAAGATTACAGATAGTTTACTTGAAACCATGCGTAGATCGTTTGTAGAGGGCGTGGAGAATGATCAAGGCATTCGGGAGTATCCAACGGTGGAGAAACTTTGCGCTTCTTACAACGTCTCTAGGGCGTCTCTGTACCGAAAGAGTTCTTATTCTGAATGGCAGCAACAGCGCAATGAGTGGCAGAGCGAGTTTACACAAACATTAAATATGAAACGTGCTAAAGAAATGGCCTACAAAGCTGCAAAGCTAGATGAAGCATCTCTCAAGATAGCACAGATGGGTTTATCAAAGGTCACAAGAAAGCTTTCAGACTCAATTGAAGGTGAGAAACATGGTCAAGACAGTCTAACAATAAAAGAATTTCATGATCTTATGGATACAGCTTTAAGGTCTCAGAAAATGGGTAAGCTTGCTCTAGGACAGGCTGACGAAATAACAAAGGTAGTATCAGATGATGGTATCCCCCACAGCCTCACAAGACTTATTAACCAATTGGATGAGCTTGCAGAAGAAAAGTCACAAGGGGCTGTTCACCTTATACAGTGATTGGTTCTCCACAGCGAGACCAGAGCAACTTACTCCTAAAGGAGAATGGAATGTCTGGTTAATTCTTGCAGGTAGAGGTTGGGGTAAGACAAGAACAGGCGGTATGGACGCTATCTTGTATGCTCTTAAAAATCCTAACGTCAGGGTTGGTGTGGTTGTTCCAACCTTTGGAGACTTAAAAAGAGTGGCTTTTGGTGGGGAAAGTGGAATACTTTCTTTTCTCCCACGAGAATGCTTATTGTCGGGCAGGGGGCAGGGCTACAATAGCGCAGCGCAAGAAATACGATTGTCCAATGGTAGTATTGTTCAGGGCTTCTCAGCGGCAGAACCAGAGCGTTTAAGGGGAGTTCAATTTCATAGGGCATGGTGTGATGAGATAGCTGCTTGGCGGTATCCAGAAGCATTTGACCAATTGATGTTTGGTTTAAGGTTAGGAACAAACCCTCAAGTTGTTATCACAACAACACCAAAACCAACTAAATTAATTAAAAATTTGGTAAAAAATCAAGGTTCGATAATAACCAGAGGTAGCACTTTTGATAATGCAGAAAATCTTGCACCTGCTGCACTGCAACAATTAAGAGAAAAGTATGAAGGAACTAGATTAGGTAGGCAAGAATTGTACGCAGAAGTTCTTGAGGATATTGAGGGAGCTTTGTGGTCATGGTCGATAATTGAAAAAGCTAGAATATCAAAAGAAAATATGCCAGAATTACAACGGATAGTTGTGGCTATTGACCCTGCTGTAACAAACTCAGAGGATAGTGATGAAACAGGAATTGTTGTTGCAGGGAGATCAGAAGAGGGTTCTTTCTATATTATTGATGATCTCAGTTTTTACGGCAGTCCTGATGCTTGGGCAAGGCAAGCGGTGGAAGCTTTTCACGAATACAAAGCAGATCGAATTATTGCCGAAGTAAACAATGGTGGAGATTTGGTTGAGAAAGTGATAAGAACAGTGGATAGACAAGTGCCATACAGCGCGGTCAGAGCAAGTCGAGGTAAGATGATTAGGGCTGAACCAATTGCTGCACTGTATGAACAAGGGAAGGTATATCATGTTGGAGAGTTTAAAAAGTTGGAAGATCAAATGACAACTTTTACACCTACGGCTAGACAATCACCTGATAGAATGGATGCCTTAGTTTGGGCTGTCACAGAATTGACGCAGAGAAGCGGCAAGCCAGTTTGGAGAATTTCTTAATGGGTATCGTTGATAATATCAAAAATCTTTTCGTAAATACTATGGAAAGAAAAGAAGCACCAAAAGTTTTTGTTGGTGGTGCGGCAATGTATAGCCATAGTCGCAGAGATAATTTTAAAAGCTATGCTAAAGAAGGTTATCAAGAGAACGCAATTGTTTATAGATGTGTTAATGAAATAGCTAATGGTGCGGCTGCAATACCCTTTAGATGCTTTCAGGGAGATATTGAGTTAGATTCTCATCCACTAATATCTCTGCTTAACAGACCAAATCCAACGCAATCAGGAATTGAATATCTTCAGTCACTTTATTCTTTTCTATTATTATCTGGAAATAGCTATGCTTTAAGCAGTTCGGTAAATAGTATTCCATCTGAATTATATCTATTACGTCCCGACAGAATGGAAGTTGAGCCTAGTGCTACATCTATTCCTAAGTCGTACAAATATAAATTGAATAATCAGGTCGTTGCTCAGTATGAAGCAGACCCAACTACTGGTCAGTCAGAGGTAAAACACTTTAAGTTGTGGAATCCTCTTGACGATTTCATGGGGTGTTCTCCTTTAATGGCTGCGGCAGTTGATTTAGATCAGCATAACATGATTGCCAAACATAATATTGGTTTGCTTGTAAATGGTGCAAGACCATCAGGGGCAATAATATTTAAGCCTCAAGATGATCTAGGTAACAGTACCATGCTATCAGACGGTCAAAGGCAACAAATATCCCAAGATTTAGAACAACGGTTCACAGGAACTAAGAACGCAGGTAGACCAGTTTTGCTTGAAGGTGATTTTGATTGGAAAGAAATGGCAATGTCACCAAAAGACATGGATTTCCTACAGAATAAGCATATGGCGGCAAAAGATATTGCGCTTTGTTTCGGAGTCCCATCACAACTTATTGGTATTCCTGACAGTCAAACATATGCAAATGTTCAAGAAGCAAGGCTAGCATTGTATGAAGAAACAATAATACCTCTTGCTGAAAGGGTTACAAATGATTTGAATGAGTGGATTTCTCCAAGTTTTGGCGATGACATACGCATTACATTAGATATTGAAAGTATCCCTGCCATGACTGAAAGGCGCAGAAGGATTTATGAAAATGTAACAGCGGCAGTCAGAGAAGGAATTATAAGTAGAAACGAAGCCAGAGAAAGGCTTGGACTAGAACCAATTAGCGGAGGTGATGAAGTATTTATTGCCGCTAACTTATTCCCATTAGGAGGAACAGATGTTGCAGAAGATGAAGGAATTGATCCAGAGGATGCTTCTAAGGAAGCCTATGGAGAAGACTACGGTAAAAAAGAAGAAATCAGGAAAGACGTCTTCACAAGCCAAGGCGAAGCGGAAGACAGGGCAGAAGAAATAGGTTGTATAGGCTCTCATATGCACACTGAAGACGGTGAAACAATATGGATGCCTTGTCAGACGCACGATGAATATGCAGAGCTAACTGGTGAAACTGTCAAAGATCATTATGATGATGATAAAAGAAAAAAGCCTAAAAAAAGAAAAAAACCAAAATACAAAGAAGAGTTTGAAGATTATCAATCTAAAGCAGAGAGTGATGTAGACACAAAGCCAACTGCGGCTATGGCTATAAATGCAACAAGGGGTTTAGAGCTACGGAAGGAATACGGCAGAGGCGGCACTAATATCGGTGTGCAACGTGCATCAAGTTTAAAAAATAGAGAAACTCTTAGTCCAAGCACAGTGAGAAGAATGCATTCGTACTTTTCAAGGCATGAAGTGGATAAGCAGGGTCAGGGATTTAACAGGGGTGAAGAGGGTTTTCCAAGCGCAGGTCTGATTGCATGGCTGTTGTGGGGCGGTGACGAAGGACAATCATGGGCAAAAAGAAAAGTAAAAGAGCTAGACGCGGAAAGAGATAAGCAAGAAGAGCTTGAAGAACTTATAACCGCAGCATTTGTTGAAACCAAAGCCCCAATATCAGCGGCAGTTAAGAAAGGTTTAGCAGAGAAGGTAAAAGATCATAATGAACAACACGGTGATAAGAAGGGTAAGAAAGTTACTCAATCAATGTTAGAAGCTGTATTTAGGAGAGGTGTGGGAGCGTACAACACCAATCCTCAATCTGTAAGGCCAACTGTTAGAAACGCTGATCAGTGGGCTTATGCAAGAGTAAATGGATTTCTTAGTGCAGTAAGGACAGGAAGATTCAAAAGCGGAAAGTATGATACCGATCTTTTACCAAAGGGGCATCCACTTTCCACAAGAGATTAAATATAACTGGATAAAAGCTTTCGCCACTGTTGTCCTTTGGTATCTTTAAATCCTGATTTTTCTGTGAGTTTCATTCTCAGGCTAATATGCTCATCAGCTATTCGTTCAAAGTTCCATAAATAATCATTCAAATAATCGGCATAGTGCATAGGATGTAGATGATGTTTGATATAATAAGAAATTGTTTTTTTCTCTACCATTTCTTTTAGCTCAAGGCTTCCTAATCCTTCATAGTATTTTTTGGGCAGTTGTGCAGATAATTTAGACGTAGGAGATTTGAAATAATAATCTAATCTAATATCTATAATCTTATATCGATATTCTACCCAAGGACTATCTGGTTTAATTCGATAAACTCCATCCTCTCTAATCTCCTTTGTATAGTCGTGAACAATAATTCCTTTTGGAAGCCTATGTTCTTCCCTTTTATCAAACCAATAATCATCACCTCTTTTAATTGGATGTGGAGCTTTCACTGTGTCATATTTCCATGTCCACCTACCATTTCTATAACCTAGAACTGGTTCTACCGTAGTAGCGATTTTGTGGTTTTTTTTTAACTGTTTTTGAGCTAATTTTCTTGTCGGTTCTATTAGAAATGGTTTCATGAATGTATCTTTATTTTGTTTTTTTAATTCAACAAAAAAACGATAGCTTATGTTACCAACCATCAAAAAGTTAGGCGCATCAAACTGTTCTTTGGTTTTTTCGGTATGAGCTTTATTGTATGGAGGATTAAGCCATTCGATAGTTTCTCTTTCAATTTCATTTTTAAATTCCTTATCAACAGGATAAACTATAATGTTTTTAACTTCATCCCACCAAGATTTGCTATTTCTGTGTTGGCTCATTCTTGCTGCTAATTTATCTGTTATGCCAACGTAAAGAGGTGTGTATTCTTGATCGCAAAGTATATAAACAACGGACTGATTATAGTCGTGCATATCCCCATTTCTTTCGGGAGCGTGGAAATGATCTATATGATTGACAACTTTATTCCCTGCTTTGTCTTTGCGAACCCAAGGCTTTGTTTTCAAATCAATTTTATTTTCGGAAACAATATAATCGGCTTCATACATGGGAGAGTCTCTAAGCATCTCTACTTTTTTGGTTTTAAGTACAGATATATCCTTTTTTGGTTCATCATCTATAAAAGGAGTCCAATCATTACTAGCTTTACCCATTTATAAATCCTCCAAAATAAGCCCATGCCAGAGGCAGATGAAATAATATAATAGTAAAAGCTAGAAAAATTGCTGTTTGTGTGGTAAGCTTAATTAAGTTCATTGGTTTCTCCATACACTAATGAGGTTTCTCCCCCAGAAAGGCCACCCTAATAGGTGGCTTTTCACTTGAGGAATGATATTAAATTACTTCCCCAGTAATAATATTCACAGGGTTTTCCCAACTATAGAAAGCGGCTCTTACTGCTTTTCTTTCTGCTTCTATTTGTTCTGGTGTTCTGTTTGCTTGAGCTTTCTTGTACTCTTTAAGAAATTCTGTAAGTTCAATATCTCTTGTATTATCAGCATATTCTTTTTGTTCTGCTGTAATGAAACCATTTTCAAAAAATTGTTCTACAATATCTTTTGGAGGAACTCTGTTATTGCTGATCCATCTGATTACATCACCATCAAAGTAAGTTTTTGTCTCAAATTTTTCTTTAGTATTGTAAGTCATTTTAATTTTACCTCTTTAAATTTTGCTTATGATTCGTTTTACCAAATCCTATTCAGAAAGTAAACACTTTATTTACACTTATGAAAGATAATAAGGTTATTTCCATAAATTACTTTCTCTGATATAAAAAAGTATGACTTTCCCTGTCTTCATAAAAGCATCTAGGAGCAAGATTTCTATCGCCAAAGAAATCAGAGAGGTGAGTAGGCTTAGATTACAATTTGAGAAGTCTTTAGAAAGTTCTTTAATCAGAGTTTTTTCTAAGTTTGGTAAGGCAGCGGCAAAAGAATTTGAGGATACTGGTTCTGTTGTGGATGCAGTACAGCCAATGCAACAGGAAATAGGTCAGATATTGTTTGCTCATTCTACAGCGGTTCTAACTAAGTTTGGTAATAGAGTATTTGAGAATAGAAAGTTAAGCTTTGAGAGTTTAATCAATACTTTCTACAGCAATGAGCAAGCTAGTAAGGTCGTAGGAATTGCGGCAGCTACACGAAATCAGATAAATCGCGCAATATTAAATGCTGAGAAAGAAGGTTTGGGTGTGCAACAGACCGCCAAACTCATCAGGGAGCGCACCAGTGGGGCTATTGGTAGGTCTAGGGCATCGACTATCGCTAGAACAGAAACCCATGCAGCGGCTTCTTTTGCTAACCATGAAGCGCAAAACCTTTTAAAGTTACCTAATCAAAAGAAGAGATGGGTATCAGTTGGAGATGGTAGAACACGTTCTCATCATGCCGCAGCTAATGGGCAAGAGGTGGGGATGGATGAAAAGTTTGTAATCCGTTTCAAGG